TAGTATCTAGTGTGTCTGTCTGGAACTTCTACCCTGACCCTGATGCACAGAACATGGATGAGGCTGAGTATGCTATTGAGCGTCACAAGATGTCTCGTAGTGAACTGCGTAAGTTGATCCAACGTCCATTCTTCCGTAAGAACGAGATTGAGACTGCCCTGAGCTATGGCCCTAGCTACATCAAAGAGTGGTGGGAGCAGGTCATGGAAGATTCTGCAAACAACTCCTCCCCTGAGCGTTACGAAGTCTTGGAGTTCTGGGGTAGCATGGATCGTGAAATCCTTGAGCGCCATAATGTGGACATCCCTAAGGAGCTTAAGGGCAAAGATCAAATCTCTGTCAATATCTGGACCTGCAATGGTCGTGTCCTTCGTCTCGTGATGAACCCCTTCACCCCTACTATCATCCCCTTCTACGCAGTCCCCTATGAGATCAATCCCTACTCGCTCTGGGGTGTGGGCATTGCTGAGAACATGGATGACACTCAGACACTGATGAATGGCTTCATGCGTATGGCTGTGGATAACGCAGCACTCAGTGGCAACCTGCTGATCGAACTGGACGAGACTAACTTGGTTCCGGGACAAGACCTCGAAGTGTATCCGGGTAAAGTCTTCCGGCGTCAGGGTGGTGCTCCCGGTCAGGCCATCTTCGGTACGAAGTTCCCTAACGTCTCCAACGAGAATATGCAGATGTTCGATAAGGCTCGTGTCTTGGCTGACGAATCAACTGGCTTTCCCTCGTTTGCTCATGGTCAGACAGGCATCTCTGGTGTTGGGCGTACCGCCTCTGGCATCTCTATGCTTATGTCAGCAGCTAACGGCTCCATCCGTACTGTCGTTAAGAATATCGACGATTACCTACTGGCTCCCTTGGGTCGTGCCTTGTTCAGCTTCAATATGCAATTTGACTTCGACCCTGAGATCAAGGGTGACTTGGAAGTTAAGGCTGCTGGTACTGAGTCCTTGATGGCTAATGAAGTTCGTTCTCAGCGTCTCATGCAGTTCCTTGGTGTGGTGCAGAACCCGATGTTGGCTCCCTTTGCTCGTCTGGACTACATTGTTCGTGAGATTGCAAAGTCTATGGACCTTGATCCCGATAAGGTTGCAAACTCCATGCAACGGGCTGCTATTCAGGCAGAGATTCTCAAGACCTTCCAGCAGAGCCAGCCACAGCCTCCTACAGCACCACAAGCTGGTGGCGCAGGTCAGGTACCGGGAACACCGGGGGCACCCCCTGAGGGCGCTCCTACGGCTCCTGCGGGGGCACAGCCTCAGGACACTCAAGGTTCGGGTGGTGGTACCATTGGTACAGGTTCTGCTCCACCTCCGGGAGCACCGGGTTTTAGTGGTAACACTGGGGGTCAGTAATGAGTCTTAAACTCCTAGTCAACAACTCAGAAATCTGGGTACCTTTCCTGCAAGAGCTTGACTCTCGTATCCAAGTCTGCTATAAAAAACTAGAACAGATTACAGACCCTGTTGAACTATACCGTGCTCAGGGTGAAGTACAGGCACTAGCTAGTCTTCAAAAGCTACGTGATAAGGTTAATGCCAAATGAATGTCAACGATCAAACCTTTGCAGCTTTTGCTAATGCTAACGAAGAGAGAAAGAAATCTCTGCTTCAGTATGTCTCTGAGGGCGCTAGAAATGCAGACCTTGAAGCTGCTGGCTATACACCTGCTGAAGTAGCTGCTGCTTTCCCTCCCACAAAACCAGTGGTTGCTTCCAAAGAGTTTGATCGTGATCGTCAGGCTGCTCCAAAAGAAATCACTATGATGCAGCAGACTACCCCAACTCTCAGAGATAACTTCAGAGAGAATGTTAGACGGGGTGCTTCTGCTCTTGGTGCAGACGATCAATACGCACAGTTTATTTCAGGTAGGATTGCAGGTACTGGTGGTGATCTAGGCCTTATTGATGCCACTGGTCTTGGTGTTATCCCCGGAGTACAAGAGGGTGTACAACAAGCAAAGCGTGGTTACAAAACAGGTAGCGATACTGACATTGCTATGGGTGCCCTGAACACAGGCTTGAATGTTCTTGCTGCTGTACCCGGAGGTAAACTTATTGCAAAGGGTATTACAAAGGGCGTAGAAAAACTTGCAGAGAAAGCTGTAGCTGCCTCTGACACAGCTCTAGTGCAGTCTCTAGATGTACCTATTGAGAAAACAACAGAAGCTCTGAAACCTTCGTACAAACCGACGATGTTTCGTACCAGTGATACAGGTAAAATAGAAGTCAATCCCAACTCTCTTATGGAGTTCTATAGCCCTACAGTAGAGACTGTTAGAAATGTAGAGTTTCCAGCTAAAGGCTACAAGGGTAGCGAACTATTAAAGTTCTTGAAAGAAAAAGCTCCGGGTGTGCGTAAGACTGAGGTTGATGCACTAGATTTAAAACTTGATCCTCAGAAGCGTTATACCAGAGAAGAAGCTCTTGCAGAGGTTGAGAAGAAATCCTATAAAGTTTATGCTGAAGAAGTTGATGATACCACTTATAAAAGTTCACAGCGTCAAGACATCTCTGACCCTGAAATTTCTTTCTCAACCATTAAGATCAATGCTACTCGTGAAGGGGATACCTTCATGCCTAGTCATGGTTATACTCACTATGATCCTGAGACTATTGCACATAGTCGGAACTCTATTAGAGAAGATGCTCAGGGTAGAAAATACCTACTTGTTGAAGAAGTGCAATCTGATCTTGTCCAAGCTGGTAGTGCCAAAACTCGTGGTGCATTGACAAGGGATGAAGCCTATGATGAAGCGATCAGTCAGGGCGTAAAAAGTCTTGGTAAAGACCCCAAAAAATTTCTCCTCTATAAAAAAGATCAAAAATTTTATGATAGCGTTTTTAAAACAAGTTCAGAAGATGCCCGCATCCTAGCATTAAAAACAAAGGGTGTAGAGGTACCTAAAGAAGAACTTGATAACCTTGAGAAATTACGTGCGGAAACTCAAGCCCTCTCAAGAAATCACAACTATGATGATGAGCTTTACTCAGCTTTTGATGACTTTGGTTATGGGGAAAGTAGAAGTATTGATCGTCGTATGAAAGCTAAGGCTCCCCTGACAGATGATGCCGATGCGGTACGTCTAGCACTACAGTCAGCAATGGCTAAGGCAGATGAGTCAGATGTTACATCTATTGTTATCCCCAACCTCCAACGCATTGTAACCGCTCAAGGTCGTGGTGCTAGGTATGGCACAGAGAAATACGACAAGTATATGAAAGCAGGTAGTGGGTTTCAAAAGACATACGTAGATGGTGTGGATAGTTTTATTGCCCAGTTGAAAAAAGAGTATGGAGATGCAATCAAGATTGAACAGATTGAACTCCCTTACAGAAGCAAAACAACTTTTTACAGCGATGCGATGAGTGGACGAGATGTACCTTTAGACAACAGCGCTATCAAAATTGACTTTAGTGGACTTAAGGGTGTGAACTTAAGGTCCGGTCAGTTTGCAGAGGGTGGCCTAGTAGGTTATGCTGAAGGCGGAACAGTAGAGGATGAACAAATGAATAGACTAATGGAAGAGGGTGGCATGACTGATGCTGGTGTCGCTCAGGAGCCTGTGACAGGTAATGAAGTTCCTCCGGGTGCCTTACCTTCTGAAGTGCGTGATGATGTACCTGTACAACTCTCTGAGGGTGAGTATGTTGTACCTGCTGATGTACTTCGGTTCTTCGGTATGCGTTTCTTTGAAGACCTACGTAATCAAGCCAAGCAGGGTCTAGCAGAAATGCAGTCTAGTGGTCGTATTGGTGGTGCTAGTGTTGACTCTAATGGTGTACCTACAGAAGATGATGATGATGAACTAACCCCAGAAGAAGAGCAGATGCTTCAGGCTGCTATGGGTAGTCAAGAAGTTCCTGCTGGGATGGCTGAGGGTGGTGTTGTCCCCTTTGACCGCAGCAAATTTACTCTAAGTAATAACACTTCTGAAAGAGAGACTCGTAAGTATATTGACCCTACTACTGGCATTACTCAGATGTTCCAATTCTTTATGGGTTCACCTGTAAGTCCTATCCCGACTAACTTTGTACCTTGGACACAGGAGCTTGAAACTACTGCTGCTGCTAAACCTACTACGCCAACAATCACAGCTCCTCCAGTGGCTCCTGCTAGGTCTGATCGTGAAAGCACTATGGCTGCTCCTGCTGGTGCTACTCCTGCTGACGGCGGTGGTATCAACTACAACAACTGGGCAGAGAAAAATTATGCTGATATTACCACAAACCCCTATCAGTTTGGTGTTGATGCACTGACAGATCAGACAGGCAAGTTTGGAAGTAAAGTTGTTGGTGGGGCTGGCCTCATGGCAGGAAACTTACCACTTGCTGCTTTGGGTATGGGTATAAAAGCTGGTAATAAAATACAGAATATTGCAGAAGCTAATGCCTCCTTAAAAATTATGGAAGCTCAGAATCTTCAAGGTAGTACTGACTACAAGAACTTGAAGAAGCTTACTGATGCTGCGATTGATGACCTACCCGGACTACAAAAAATAGCTGTAAAGAATGGTTTGTTAGCTACTGGAAACGAGTACGCAGAACCTATTATTAAGAAGCTAAAAACTGGAGTAGATACTCCTGCAGCTACCACCCCCGTAGCACCTGTAAAACTTAAAGCACCTGCTCAGGATAAAAGTGGTATTCAAGGTCAAACAGCTCCTTTAACAAGCCCATTACCCCCCAAAAACCCCACACGCAGTGATAATGGTAATGGACAATCATCTAAAACTACCACACCTACAAAAGCTCAAGTTGCTCAGTATACTAGCTCTAATGCTACTACCCCCACTAAAACTACCACACCTACAAAAGCTCAAGTTGCTCAGTATACTAGCTCTAATGCTACTACCCCCACTAAAACTTCTGACTCTGGCCCTAAAAAGGGTGCTGCTGGAAGAGCCACTGGGGGTTTGATTACGAAACCTCAGAAGACTACCCCTAAGACAAAAGGTCTTGCGGGAAAACAATAAGGCAACTCAGCTACGGCTGACCCCAACATAAAGGATAAACTATGTCTAATGTCAAACAAGTCTTTGTGGACCCTACCTACTCGAATCGTAGGGGCAAGCAACGGATTGCAGAGAGCGAAAGAGAACTTGCAGAGTTGATGAAACAACCAGAGGAAGAAGAAGAAGAACCAAAGGTTGTAACTGAATCCAAGGAAGAAGAACCGTCTGATCCCGAAGAGAAGTCTTTCAAGAAGCGTTATGGTGATCTTCGTCGCCATATGTCTGAGAAAGAAAAAGAGTGGGAAGAGAAGTTCAAATCCCTTGAAGGTACTACAACTACTCGCCAAGTTCTACCTCCTAAATCTGATGAAGACATCGCTGCATGGGCAAGTCAATACCCTGATGTTGCTTCTATCGTAGAAACCATTGCCAATAAGAAGGCAGAGGAAAAGCTCTCCAAGTATAAAAACCAGTTTGAAGAGTACGAAAAGATCACTCAAGATACTGCAAGACAGAAAGCTCACAGTGCTATTCGTGATGCTCACTCTGATTTTGATGAGCTTCGTAAGTCTGACACTTTCCATGCGTGGGCAGACGAACAACCTAAATGGGTTCAAGATTCTCTCTACGAGAATGAAGACGATGCTAAGGCAGTGATCCGTATCCTTGACCTCTATAAAGTAGATAAGGGTATTAACCCCTCTGCAAAGAAGGCGAAGACTAAGGAAGCTGCATCTATGGTTTCTAATCGTCAAAAGGCACAAGTAGACTTTGCTGAAGATGGTGCAAAGATTTACGAGTCTCAAATTGCTAAGATGTCCATTGAGATGTACGGCAAGAATGAGGCAAAGATCATGGAGGCTATGCGTAAAGGCAACTTCGTGTACGATGTCTCTGGTGGTGCAAGATAACACTTGACAACTAAAGACATTTCGATATAACTACAGGCAAGTAGCTACGGCCTCCAACAACAGGACACCCCTAGTTACTTGCTTTTCCCAAAATTAAAAGTCTAAACGAGCATTAAGACAAACCTGACTAAGTACAGGCCCGTCTCCCAGTAGGTTGGCAAACCGAAAATGAGATGCACCCTAGAAATCGTGAGCCTCTTATACGTGTGTTTAGCTTCTCAGAGCCAAATATCATAGGAGTATTTCTCATGGCTTTTCAAGCTGCTGCTGGCTGGTCGAACCTGCCGAATGGTAACTTTTCTCCGGTAATCTACTCGAAGAAAGTCCAACTTGCTTTCCGTAAGTCCACCATTGTTGGTGACATTACTAATTCCGATTACTTCGGTGAAATCTCTGCTCAAGGCGATACCGTGCGTATCATCAAAGAGCCGGAAATTTCGGTTTCCTCGTATGCCCGTGGTACTCAAGTCCAAGCACAAGACCTGCAGGACGCTGACTTCTCGCTGGTGATCGACAAGGCTAACTACTTTGCCTTCAAGATTGATGACATTGAAGATGCTCACTCGCACGTGAACTTCATGGACCTCGCTACCAACCGTGCTGCCTACCGTTTGGCTGACCAGCATGACCAAGAAGTTCTGGGCTACCTGTCGGGCTACAAGCAGACCACCGTACACACCAACGCTGGTGCAGTCAATGATGTCGTGAATGGCACCAAGGCTATCACTACTGCTGGTTCGGACGAACTGCTGACTTCGATGAAGCTCCGTAAGGACAGCTTCGGCAACATCACGACTGCTGGTAAGGCTGATCACTCGATCCCCGTTGCCGCTCGTCTGCCCGGTGCTGTGGCTTTGCCTACCGACTATGTCTCGCCTGTCATGCTGATTAACCGTATGGCTCGTCTGCTGGACCAACAGAACGTGGACAAGGCTAACCGTTGGGTTGTCATTGATCCCGTGCTGATGGAAGTTCTGATGGACGAAGACTCGCGCTTCCTGAACGCTGACTACGGTGATTCGGGTGCCCTGCGTAATGGTCTGGCTCTGTCGAACTGGAATGGCTTCCGTGTGTATGTCTCGAACAACCTGCCTTCGGTTGGTACGGGTGCTGCTACTACGGACATCACCAACCAGAACGCTAACTACGGTGTGATCGTTGCTGGTCATGATTCGGCTGTCGCTACTGCTGAACAGATCAACAAGACCGAAACCTACCGTGACCCGGACTCGTTCGCTGACATCATCCGTGGTATGCACCTGTATGGTCGCAAGATTCTGCGTCCTGAGGCTCTTGTCACGGCTAAGTGGAACCTTGCCTAATAGGCTACACTAGGGTATCCCTTCGGGGGTACCTTTAACTGCCATACAACCTAGGAAAGGATTCTACTATGGCTATTTCGCAATCCCTCCGCAACCGTGCTGTGGTTGTTGAGAAGTTTATTACTCTGGCTGCTACTGCTGGCACCAACGTAGGTGTTTCGGTTCCCGCTGGTACTTTGGTTCTGGCTGCTGGCATTGAAACCATGTCGGCTGTTCCTGACGTTTCGGTTTATACCGCTGACGTTACGGATGGTTCGACTATCTTCGCTAACGATGTGTCGTTGGATGCTGCTGCAAAGAACACGATTCGTGCTGGCGTTACTCCGGGCTTCGTAGCTGCTGCTGACACCATTGACGTTGTGACCACCATCACGGGTTCTCCGGGTGCTATCCCCGTCCGTGTGTGGGCTGTCATCATCGACGTAAATGGCTGCGTGGTCCCTGCTGCTGAAGTTGACCGCGACACTCTGGCTTAATTAAACTAACATAGGGTATCCTTTAACTAGGGTACCCTTTTAACCTCTAAAGGACAAACCTATGGCATATCTCAATGATCGGGTGTTCGACAACGGTTTGACCGTTCTGGATACTGAAGCTAATAAAATTCTTATCACCTCTGCTCAACCTGCTACCTACACTGAAGCTAACGCAACCTATGCGCTGGGTAACTCTACTACGCTATCCATTGGTGCTCCTGCAGCTCGTTCTGGTGGTGGGCGTCAGGTTACTATTGCAGCTATCAGTGATGGTTCTGTGACTGCTACTGGCACTGCTACGCACTATGCTATTGTAGATACAGCTAATAGCCGTCTGCTGGCTGCTGGTTCTTTGACTGCATCTCAGGTTGTGACCAGTGGTAATACTTTCACTCTGACCTCTACTACTGTTGGTATTCCGGGTCCGGTGTAATAAATGGTAACGCTCGTTAATCGCGCAAAAATGACCACAGCCACTGCAGGTACAGGTACCATCACTCTTGATGCTGCCTCCTCTGGCTTTCAAACTTTTGCCTCTGCGGGCGTTGCTGACGGAAACTCAGTTAGATATGTAATTGAAGACGGCACTGACTGGGAAATTGGCACTGGTACTTACGCATCCACTGGTACCACTCTCTCTCGTAGCCTTACCCAGTCAAGTACTGGTTCTTTACTAAATCTAAGCGGCATTGCGACTGTCTTTGTTACTGCTGCTGCATCTGATCTTGCTACAATTACTGGCTACACTGGTGCACTACAACTACCTGTTGGTATTACTGGTGATAGACCTACACCTGCTGTTGGTATGATTCGTTACAATTCTACTACTAGCTTGTTTGAAGCATATGATGGTGCGTGGAAGAACATCCCACTCTCTGCCACACTTGTTCTTCCTGCTACTAATGGACAAGTGCTTTACAACATTGCTGGGACATACTCTTGGACTGCTCCTGCTGGGGTGAACTTTGTAAGTGTGGTTTGTATCGGCGGTGGTGGTGCAGGTTTCAGCAGCACTGTTGGCTTTGGCGCGGGCGGCGGCGGCGGCGGACTTGCATACGCTAATAATGTAGCGGTAACGCCCGGAAACTCTTATACAGTTACTGTTGGTGCTGCTGGTGTAGTTACTACAGCAGGTACGGCTGGCACGAGTGGTGGCAATAGTTTATTTATCAATACTGCTACCTGTGTTGGTTATGGTGGTACTCGTGGTACTGCAAGTGCTATTGGTCCCGGTGGTAGTTTTTTCCCTAGTGGTGGAGCTGGTGGCTCTGGCGGTGGTACTCGTGGTAGCTCCTACAGCCATGGTGGGGGTGGTGGGGCTGGTGGTTATTCTGGCACTGGTGGTATAGGTGGTGATGGAAACACCCTCAATGGAAATGCTGGCACTGGTGGCGCTGCTGGTGGCGGTGCTGGTGGATACTTTAGTACTGGTAATTTTCCAGTATCCGTTGTGGGCGGCGGTGGCGGTGGCACTGGTTCTCTTGGCTCTGGTACTTCTGGTGCAGGTGGGATTAATTCTAATACCGTAGCACAAATTCAAGGCGGGGGTGGGTCAGGTGGTACTGGTGGCCTTCGTGTTGGTTATGGTGGAGTTTGCGGCGGTGGCGGTGCCGCTAATTTTGCAAATTCTGGTGGCGGTGTAACTAACGTAAGTGGTGGTAGTGGTTGTGTCCGTATTATCTGGGGACCATCTCGTGCATTTCCCTCCACTAATACTGGTGACCTATAATGAGCAGCTTGTATAGCTATAAGGGTGCATACCCCTATCCCCTGCTAGAAGATATGTCTGGCTATAATTTGTCTGACTTTAAGTTAGCTGGAGAAAAGCCGACCATAACACCTGATGAAGTCCTTGATTGGGATGGCTCCTCTTGGGTTGTTCGCCCTGCTAATTCTCCTGAGATTGAAATTAAATGGGCAAGTGTTAGGGTTAAACGTGATGAACTCCTAGCAACCTCTGATGTATTTGTTGTCAGAGCTTATGAGAATGGTGAACCTGTACCACAGGAGACTGTAGACTATCGTCAGGCTTTGCGTGATGTTTCTAAACAATCTAGTCCTTTTACTATTGTATGGCCGACCGCACCTACAAAACCCTTCTGAGGTAGTTTAGTATGCTTGGTTTTAATCCCCTAGCTTCTACCCCGCTGGGGAGCCTTCCTACTGACGGTGGCGGTCCTCCTGCTCCATACCCTATCAGAACTGGTGCACCTGTTGTTGATAGTGCCTCTATCAGCCAAAACCATATCATTACGTCAACAGATATAGCCACAGGATCATCTGTTGTTGAACCTATTACGCTAGTTTTAACTGAGTTTCTTTCTGCGTCTGAGATTACTGCTGGTACTCCAGAAATTACTGCAAGCAGTCTTACGCAAGTTTATACTGTTGTTTTGACTTCTGGTACTTCTTGGACTGTTCCTGCCAATTGGAATAATGCTAACAACAGCATTGAAGTCATTGGTGCTGGTGGTTCTGGTGCTGCTACAAGGAGTACTGGTGTTAGGTATGCCACAGGTGGTGGTGCTGGTGGCTATTCAAAAGTTACTAACCAAACTTTAACTGGTACAATTTCCTACCAAGTGGGCGCGCGTGGTACGGCTGTTGTCAGATCAAGTGCCGGAAACTCAAATGGCAACGCTGGTACGGCGACATTCTTTGGTGCCGCTACTCAGGTATCCTCTATAGTTGCAGCAAATGGTGGTGGTGGTGGTATCTCCGCAACATCAGGGACTGCCGCAGGGGGAGCTGGAGCATCTTTAACAGGTGCTATTGGTAGTACAAGATACACTGGTGGTACTGGTGGCGCTCAAACTGTAAATAATGCAGGCATTGCTTTTTCCAGTGGTGGTGGTGGTGCTGGTGGGCCTCAAGGCAGTGGTAATAATGGCGTAAATGGCAGTACTGATGGTGGTACTAATGGCGGCTCTGGTGGTGCAGGGTTTGGTGGTATTGCCGGAACTGGTTTTCCAAATACGCCAACTGGTACTAATGGTGGCAATGGTTCTGACTTAGCACCAGTTGGTAGTGGCGGCGGTGGTGGTGGCTATAGAACACCTGATGGTGGCGGTACCTATGTAGGTTTCTCTGGTGGTAACTACGGTGGCGGTGGTGGTGGTATAACTATTACTGGGGGCATTATAACCTCAGGCGCTGGTAATAACGGCGTTATTGTTATTAAGTACATACTAGCAGCTACTGTACAACCTTTGACTGCCTCCAGCATTACCTCTGGTACGCCTACCGTTGATAGTGCAGCCCTTGGTCAGAACCATGATATTGCTGCAACGGATGTGACTGTAGGAACGCCTACCGTCGATTCGGTTACACTAACTCTGGTTACACCCATCTTTGCTGATGAGATCACTACTGGTACACCCACAGTTGACGCATCTGTTATTACCCACACGCACATACTTGTATCTGTCAGTGTAGTTACTAGTGCCTCTGAAGTAAATCCCTCCAGTATCACTCAAGTGCACCCCTTTACACTTGTTGGTACTACTACTGGTGCCTCTGAAGTAAATCCCTCCAGTATCACTCAAGTGCACCCCTTTACACTTGTTGGTACTACTACTGGTGTACCCCAAGTAGGTGCAGTAGTACTTACTCACACTCATGTAATTGCACCCACTGGTATTACTACTGGTGCACCTCAGGTAAACGCCTCTAGTCTTGCCCAAGTCCATAGCATAAACCTTACTGGCATAGTCACTAGTACCTCTGAAGTCAATCAGACCTCACTTGTTCAGGTGCATGGCTTCGGTGTAAGTGCTATAGTTACTGGAAACGCTGTAGTAAATACACTGAGCATCTCTCAGACACATACGTTTAGCTACAGCAACATCACTACTGGTTCTCCTGTTCTTGGTAATGTCACTGCTATTATTTCAAGTGTGCTCTCTTCTTCAGCCATTCTAACTGGTGCTGTTGAGGTTGGTTCTGCAAACATTACTCAAGTACATAATATCTCTGAGTCCGCTATTGTTACTGG